CCGCTTGATGCGCTGCTTGAGTCGCCCATTCTCTTCCTCAAGCTCGGAGATGTGCTGCTCCTGCAAGCGCAGGTGTTCATCTCCAACATAGATTTGTCTCTTGTAGCACTCCTTCGTTCTCCAGAGTGCGTCATTGAATCGCACTCCACAGGACCAAGTGGTGTCTTTTAAAACTGGATCAACTCCAGAATGACAATGTGGGCAAAAGCTCACGGGTTGGCCTCCTTCAACGCTTCAAAAGCGATCTGCGATTCGGTCGAGCGGTTTCCTCGATAGTCCTGATTAGAAATGCGGAAGAGCGCAATTTCAAGGCGCGTGATGCGAGCCTTCAACGCTTCGTTCTCCTTCGCCATGTCACCGATAAATTTGCACATCGCTTCGTGAACCTCAACGTGTGGTAGTTTGTCGCTCACAGCTTGTCCTCCTTGGCTTTGATCCAGTTGTCCACCTGCTGATCGTCATACGCATCGTAACAGATTTGGCGGTATGCGTTCGCCATTACATCCCCCGCTTCCTCCAGCCGTTTGATGCGCTGTTGAGCGGCGGCAAGTTCGCGTTCGATGTCGCAACCAACGCGCCAGACATCGCCAGTGCCGTGTTCAATAGCAGCCATCTGCGCTGCTTTCATTCTCGGCGTCTCGACCATTTTGTTGGTGTCACCAAGATGGCTCATTTCGCCTCCCTCGCTTTGAGCATTGCGTCGGCAATCTTGTATGCGTAGATCGGATACGGATCATCGACCTGACATTGGCTGGACATTAGTCCCTGCATGATGACCGCTGCGAAGTAGTCGCGTAAACTGATCTGTGGAACCACCGCTGCTGGATAATGTTGCATTGGTTGATACGAGAATGTGTTTGCGAGTGGCGAGTTCGATCCTTGAATTGGATCTGGATAAACGTGGTTCATTTCGCCTCCTCCACGACTCCACAAGGGAGCCACGTTTTTCCACCGTCGGTGCTGTGTTCGCGTTCATCCATCCACAAGTCCCTGTCGGCTTGCACCGATACCCAGCCGAGAAGAACTCGGTCCTGTGGGTTGCGCTTGAATCTCATCCACGCACCCAAAGGCACCTCGTCCGCAGTCCACGGGCGGAGCTTGGCGGTGGGTTTGATGCGCCATACAATGTCATCAAAGTTCCAACATGGATCTGAGACATCCACCCAATGACCAATGATTGTCTGGGCTTGCACTTCCTTCCCATCCACAAAAGCCTGCATTACTTTGATTGCTTCGATTGTTTGTTCGCGTGTCATTTTGATTCCTTCTTCTTCCGGTTCCTAGTCCAGTAACTGATTTCATAGGCCATCACTCGCTTGGCTGCTTTGTACGCTTCACCGGCATCCTTGCGGCTCATCACCATCACGCCGGTTCCTGCGTTTGAGATCTTCTTCACGTTCTCGCTCATCGCCCACCTCCCAGTGCGTAGTGAAGCACCAGCAGGGCATCACAGTTCTTCAGGCTGACATCGAGATGCGGGTACAGCTCCTGAGCCTTGGCCTTGAGCTTGCGCTTCCATTCGGGTCCGGTGGCGCATGCTTTGCGACCTCCGAGTCCGAGAGGTTCCTGCCACACCTTGGGTTCGACTCGGTGCAGTGCGTAGCCCTGTGAGTAGGCCAGTCCTTGGATGATGCCGTAGTTCTCGTGGAGCGTGGCAACCGCTGCTGCCGGGGTCAGCTTGCTCACGAACTTCGGGACCTTCTCGATCCACAGGTGGGAGTCGGCCACCTTGAATCCGCTTAGTAGTTGCGCCATGTCCGGCAGTGATTCCGGCATTGGGAACAGGAGGATGCCGTTCACGGTATGGACCGCGAATCCTCCGTTCACGCCTGGATCACAGGCTACGATTGTTTTGTTGCTCATTGGTTTTGGTGTTCTGTGATTTGATGGTGAGAGAGTGGCCTACATAGATCCCTGCGATTACGCACAGGGGCATCAGCACAGCCATGCACACGATGGTGATGACTGTGTTCATTGGATCGAGCATCCGAGTTCCTTGTAACATTTGATCCGCTTCTTCGCGTGGGCTTCCGCCAGTGGGTGGAAGGTATCCTTGAAGTCGCAGATGAAAGCGGTGTCTTTGCCTTCGCAACGCCGCAGCGCACGGCTGGCTCGCTGGATGGTTTTCTGTGCGCTCCTACCACCAGAGACCATGACCAGCGTGTGGACGTTTGGCAGATCCAATCCCTCATCGGCCAGAGAGGTGGCGATCATCACGCTGATGTTCCCCGCTCGGAACTCCTCCATCACCTCACGCCGCGCCTTCTTTGGCATCTTGGAGTGGACGAGTACCGCGCCATTGATACTCAGCGCATAATGCTCTCCAAGGGTCACGCGAGGAACCAGAACGAGTGTCGGGTACTTCGGTCCACTGGACGCTGCCATTATCATGGCGGCATCGTTGCGAGTTCTGTTCTGGCAGATGCCAATGTCGGTCACTGCTTCCCAAGCGCACATGGCTCGGAGTTCCTGGTGTCGGATACGCATGTAGCGTTTGCGATCAGCGAAGAGTCTCTCTATCTGATCATCGATCCTCTGCTGGAGTCCGACATCGGTGGCGGTGCTGATGAAGACGTTCGCGTGGGCCAGAACATTGGCTAGTTCCTCGCGCTTGATCTCGTACTGGTTGTTGCGAAAGAGGCTGCGAAGGATGGCGTTGCGCTCTGGATCGTCGCACCAAGGGGTCGCATCGAATCCGAAGATCGATCCGGGGCATGACTCAATGATCCTGCTCCATGTAACCGCTGGCGCATGCTTCGCCTCATCCACGATCAGGACGGCCTTCTTGCTGAAGTCCACCGACTCATGCGGGCATCGGACTTCGACGCGAGAGATATCCACTCCAGCAGCGATGAGTGCTTTTGTTGCTTGCTGGCAGGTCTCGCGGGTGGGAGCGAGCCATCCAAAGCTAACAGTTGGAAATTTGGCGGCAGCTTGTTTGATGATGGCGGAAGCGATCAGTGTCTTCCCGCATCCTGCTGGTGCGATGATGAGTCCGCTATGCGATAGCATGGCCCACTCGACTGCTCGTTGCTGATACGGGCGGAGTAGAAAAGCTTGCTTCGTTGGCGTTTCGATATGATCTTGGATCTGCATAGCGTGTCGTTGCGACTATGTTTGTTGGTTTTGGACTCATTCACCCCCCGGAGGCTGCACACTCCGGGGGGCTTTGTTTTAGTGGTTAGATGGTATCGTTATCAGACGGCACCTTCTTCATGCGGCGAACGCGGAGCGTAGTCTGCTCGGCACCGTTCTTGTCGGTGTACTTCTCTTCTTCGAGGACCACCACGAGGGAGAGTCCAACGAATCCTTGGAGGAACCGGAAGAAGGCACCGTTGACGCTAAAATCGAACTCGGCCCCATCATCGATGTTGGCTTCGGTCGCGGAGATGAGGGCCTGGACGCGCCACATCATCGTCTCCTTGAGGATGAACCGGTCGCTGATGACCTCGCCGCCCGGACCCTTGTATCGGAGGGTGGCAACGCTGTTCCCGTTCTTGTCGAGGCCGTCATCCTTGCAGGATTGGACCACCACGGTGTACTCGCCGGGGGCGGCGAACGGCTTCACTTCGGCTGCTGAGCGATCAACTTTGAATGTCATGTTAGTAGGTATGTGTCGTTGTTGTTGTTATTCGGACTGACGCGCCGCCCACACGGGCAGCGAAAGGGATTGGATCTGGGAGGAGTAACAAGGCCAAGAGTTAAGCTGTTGGCATTCGACGAAGGTACGGAGCTGCTCATCGATGATGGACTGGCCGACATCGATGGCCTGCGGATCGAGTTCGTAGCAAGCGACACCGTAGGGTGCCTCCTTCTCGACTGCGATGAACACGAACCGGTTGATGCCGGTGATGCGCTGATACCAAGCGGCTTGGACATGGTATCGGAACTGAGCGACCGACTTGGCGAACGCATTCGGAGATGCGTCCTGGGTGGTCTTGAGATCGATGATGTAGTCTTTGCCCATGCCATCGATACGAGCTTTGACATCCACGCCTAGCCAGTTGTCGAAGCACGAGACCTCGGCCTTGATTCCATTGAGTAGGCCAGCGGCTGCTGGGTGAGCGTGAACCGCAGCGGCGACTCCGGTGATGTTGTCCCACTGATCCTGAGCCAGAGGGGTCTTTCCTGAGTCTAGGATGGCCTGCCACGCGGCTTTGCCTTCCTTGGTGCGTCGATCTCCATTGAAGACCGTGTACTTCGCAATGAAGAGTTCTGGCTCAAGCACAGCGCAATGGGCGGCTGTTCCGAATTCGAGGGCTGGGCTGGACTCAAGCCTAGTCTGTCCATCCTGCCATGCGCGGAAGTGCGCGGGCGATTTGCGGAACTGATCGAGACCGCTCTTCGAGAGTGCCTTGGTGGAGTGGTAAATCTCCGCCGCCATGTTGTGGATGGTATCAGCCATTGGACACCTCCGTGGCGACGATCTCGGGGCTGACGATGACCGGCAGCTTGGAGAGGATCAGGTCGGGCTTGGCGATGTACTTGCTGGCGAATCCATCGGGGAGATCGCGGAAGGTCTGACCTTCTTGGATGCGACCGGCCTTGATGAGCAGGGCGTTCACATCCTCCTCACGATCCTCGAACAGGGCTTCGAGCTTGGCGGTGATATCGAAGCTCTTGGTGGGAGCGGCGACCTCGGTGATCGCGGGCTGGAAGTCCTCGGTCTCTTCCGGTGTGTAGATCCCGGCAACCACTTCAGGAGCGAGCATGCGAACCGCTTTGCTGATGCAACGAGCGCGGAGCATGGCACTCGGATCTTTGGCCCACCCAGAACCCGGCTTGGCGGGGAGTAGGCCAGCAAGCTTCGCATCTTCGGTGGTGAAGGAGATCTCGCAGGAGTTGCCGTCATAGGTCCAGAGGGCGATGGCCGCTCTGGCATCGAACTGCTTCCAGAGAACCTTGCCACCACGGGCGCGGTAACCGGCGAGCATGGCATCGGAGCGCATGGAGAGAGAACCATTGATGATGTGGTACTCGCGCTTGAAATCGAACGGGGTCTTCTTCTCGGCGGCGCACTGCCAAGCGATGAGTTTCCCTTGTTCGACCTTGGTGCAACCAAGCATTCCGCTGGCTGCGATCCACTCGCCCATCTTCTCGATGGCGGTGATGGGGTCACCGATCTTGGCGTACATTTCGCCTGAGTCGGTCTGTTGCGTTGTCGTTGCTATTGCGTTCATTGTGGGTTTTGTCGGAGGAGTTCCTCGATTACATCGGAGCGGACACGGATCGTGCGCTTCGTCGCCTTCATGGCTGGAAGCTTTCCTGACCGAATCCACCGCCGCACCGTCTCGGGATGAGTCCCGAGTGCCGAAGCGATCTCTTGGACGGTTAGAAGTTTTACGCTCACGCAAGCCAATGTAGCAGCGTGTTGCAAACTGTCGAGAGAAATCTTTTGGAGATTTACTCGGAGGAGTCCGAACGAAGGTATCTCATCACCGTTTGCTGCATCTGAGCTGGGGGCAATTCAGCCAATCGGGCAAGTGCTTCGAGCTGATCTCTGCGACGAATCATACCGGTTGCTCCAGCACCGTGAGCCAGTGCTGCGGCCAGCCCCTCATAACCGATGAAATCGACCATCGATCCCAATCCTGGGGTGGTAGCAAGTTTTTCAAACGCTGATCCGCTGACCGTCGCGCCAGCACCTGCGGCCCGCTGCTTGGCCTGATTGATAACCCTGAAACCCGGCACGATTTGATTCTGAACAATGTCGAAAAGATTTCGACCAAGGATAGTTTGGAGCTTGGCCGCGCTGTCTGTCCCAGCCATTTCCTTGAGCGATTCCAATCGGGCTGTCATCCCGGCAGCACCGGGGGTTCCAGCGCGAGTTCCGCCGCCTTCAGCGACCTGAAGCAAAAGCTCTTCGATAGCCTTTGCTCGGATTGCATTCTGAGTAGCTCGGGCAGATGCAGAACCAGCTACAGCCCTGCGCTCAAGAGCATCCATCACTGTTCGAGTGGTGGCGACATCAGGCAGATACTGAACCGCACGAGAAACGATTCCAAGGCTCGCAGGGGTTCCATGCTGAAGTAGAGCAAGCACGGCTTCCGGTCCCTGCCGCTGAGCTTCTGGCAGGCTCTCAACAAATTGAACGAACCGATTCAGTTCTCTGGTGCTTCCAAAACCAAGTTGATTCAATCCGCCACCGCCCTGGCGTTGGACGCTGTTGAGGTCCGCAGCAAGATTGTTCAGGTTGATTTCCCCTGTGGATTGGTTAATGGATCGGTTTACGATGCCCGATTTTACGATGTCGGAAATTTCGGTTGAACTCGGCACGTTCCGAACACCTGATGCTCTCAGATCATTGATCAGGCTTACGGGATTTGAAAACGCCGGGGTTTCGGAACCCTGTCGAGCCACTCGCTCGGTCATTACGTCGGCCATCTGCCCCCGCTCAAGTTTCTCTGGCTTGAACGCCTGAAAAACACCGAACTCATCAAACCTAGGGCGGAACTTGGAATAGAACGAGTTGGCAGTGCGAAGAGATGCCGCATCGGCTGCGCCAAGATACGAAGGAGCTTGATAGTCGATTGTCTGAGTGATGAGGTCGGCTATCCGCCGAAGCTCGTTTTTCTCAGGTGTTCCAAACACCTTTCCTGCTTCATCGGATGCGGTGTAAAGGTTTCTCCGAATCACCCTCAGTTCGCTCAATGAAGCTGGGATATTTTGGTCAAGGATGGCATTTAGACGCGTGAGATACGGAGAAAACACTCGACTTTGATCACCGCTGACAAGTCGAGGATACTTGTCGTTAAGATCAATGATGGCCTGCTCAACTGAAGGCAGGGTTCTTCCTGACCTTTGAGTCAGAACGAACACTGGCCGATCTTCAAAGAACCTTACAGGTGTGTAGAGGATGTCCGAATGATCGTCGAATGCAGCCTTTGTTTTTTCGATTGTTCCTTCAACTCTGGCACCCATCTGAGGGGACATGTATTGAGGAGTTGAAAGCAGTCGAGTTTCCCTGTTGATGGCCCTGCGAAATGAGCCTTCAGCGTCGGTGAGAGCTTCTTGAGCAAGGCTTTGCTGCGCCCCTGTGCGAGCCTTATCAATGGCCTGTTGAGCGGTGGTCATTCCCTTCGCTTCATCAACGAGTCGATTCACGGTATTTGCATCCGTGATGCCGAACTCATTGAGAATTTGGCGAACAACGCTTTGGGTATCTCCTGCCTGCCCTTGGATTCCCCGAACAGCAGCAGTGATTGCATCTGATTGCTCAAGAAGCTGACGGTTCAGTTCTTCGCCACCAGTTCTTGCTGCGATTCGCTTTTCAGCACCGGCCAAGAATGGGAATGCCTGACCAACTGTAGCCCTAACACCGGGTCCAATGCGTTCAACATCCTGAGCATTTTCAACTGCTCGATTGATCATTCCAGCACCGGCTCTTGCGCCCGCACCAAGAGTTGCCAATGCGCCTGGAATTGCTGCTCCGATTGCAGTTTCTTTGATCGCACTTCCCGCACTTGAAAGAGGGTCTTCAAGAGGGTTCTCGATTTTTCCTTCAACTGCTCCCGCTGCAAGACCACCCAAGCCTCCCGCAGCTATGGTCGCTCTAGTTGCTCCTGGAAAACCTCTGAATATGGGTACACCTCCTCGAATTCCCGCTCCGAACATTTCCCCAACCCGATACTTTTGATCTTCATCAAGTTTCTCGACGGTTTGCGCTCCAGCTTCTCCAAGAAAAGAAGATCCCGCTCCTGCTGCGATTTGGGCTGGAATACTGGCTCCGCCGGTTCCCAGCGCGACCGCCAACGGAACCCCGTATCGAAGAGCCGTTTTGGGATTGAGCTTAACTGGTGCCTCCTCATCGAAAACACTCGGTGCGCCAGCCTCGGCAAGCCTTTGCTCCTCGGCCTGCATCGCTGCACCCATCTTCTGCTCTTGAGTTGGATTGAATCCCGGCTGCTCCTCTCGACGACGCATCTCGGCAATCGTGGCAGGAGCCTTTTCGGACGCATATCTCCGCACGGTATCAGAGATGACATCGCGAGAAGTACCATCGGGAAATGACAGTATTCCAATCCCCTCAACTCTTACTTTGATAGCCATGTTATTTGATCTCCCTTCCTTGAGCATCCATGTCAATGATAGTGTCCATCACATTGGTTCCACCTGCCGGGACCACTTGTCCGATCTTGCCCTTCTTACCAAGGTTTAGGAAACCGAATTGATCTCTAGTATCAAACCAGTTCTGCCTCGCATCCTGAACCTCTTTTTGAGTTGCCGGATCAACAAAGATAGCGTTGCGATTAAACCGCCTTTCAATGACATCATCCTTAAACGCAGAATCAATGAGCTTCAATGCGCGAGGCAAGAAGTTGGCCGACTCTGGATCGCCAAACAACATCTTTGCAGACCTTAGCTCATTTCCAGTAAGAGAAGCACCAAACAGTGTTTTCCTCTTTCCAGAAACATAGGCTTCAAACTCTTGTATCACATCGTTCAGAGCGGCATACCTTGCATCTTCAACACCGTATTTGTTTTTAATACCAGTAATCCACGCCTTGAATCCGTTGAACCCTTTCTGAGAAACCTTTGCCAAATCTCCAGTTCCTTGTAGCGCAGATATTGATTGAGCAAGAGTTCCAGCCATTCCGAGTCCCTCAACATAAGAATTAAGAGCATCTCTTTCATCCTTGGCCATAGGTCTAGTAACACCAGCAGAAACTCTAAATGCTTCGTTATCCTTGGATGTCTCAGGCAACTGAGAGTACAAAGACTGGAGCTTATCTTTGTCTGGTTTTTCAGACTTAAGTTCTTGCATGAACCCTTTGAGGGCTTCCTGTTCTACCTTGTACTTTTCTTCAAATGCGTACTTCTTTGTTCTATTGGCGTAATTCGCCTTAGCTATATCAGCTTCAGCAATAGCTCTTGCAGGAGAAAACGATGAAACGTCAGAAACCATTGGATAATCTCCAGTTTGCTGGAACGCTTGAAGTTCTCCGATGGCCCTCTTTCCAGCCTCTTCTGTGTAAGCACCAGCCTGAATGGTTGGACGCTTGGATTCGATGGCTGCTTGAATTTCTCCAGCAGTGGAATCTGGTCGAACATTGATTCCAAAACCCTTTGCTTGGTTGAACAGATTTGTTCTCTGAATGTCCTCAGTTTGCTGCAACTCAGCCCTTCTCTTTTCCAATTCTGCTTGAGCCTGAGTCGCTGAAATTTGGAATGCAGGATCAAATTGATACGGAGATTGATAGGGTCCGATTGGGCTTTGAAGACCTTCTTTTGTTCCCTGTACTGTAGCTAGAGTCCTGCGAAGAGCTTTATTCCTATAGTCGGCCATCTTCTCCTCAAGCGTTGCACCAGCAGGAGCCTCGATGCCGCTTTGAAGCGCGTTGACCATCAACTGACGAGCCAGCGTTCGCTCCTCATCCCGCTTGTTCATCTCCTCCTGGAGCAATGCCTGACGCGCACGAGCGGCTTCTTGAGCCTTCTGAGTGCTTCCAGTGATCTGACCAGCCAATCCTCCAGTGAGGACGTTGAAGATATTTGAAGCAACACCGGGACGATATTGAGCCGCCGTTTCGATGTTTGCAGGATCGGGATAGTTGTAGTTCGTAGCCATAGATCAGTATCCTCCAGCGAAAGTGTTGCGTTTGCGAAGTGTTCCGGGTTCGACGGGCATGGGCATTGCGCTGCGGTCGGGATTGAGTTCGCTCCCCACAGGCTCGGGAACCGGCGCAGAGCCGTATTGCTTCATGCGCTCCTCCATCCGCCGCTGAAGTTCATCCTGGATGAGCTGCTGCTTCGCCATGTCGCGTTGCTCCAGCTTCTCGTTCATTCCACTGGCCTGCCCGTAGATCCCTCCGGTAAGGAGATTCCCGAGGCGTTCCATGATGCTCGGGTCGTACTTGGCGGCTTCGCGCACCAGCTCTGGATTGGCGCGGAACGCCTCGGCCTCGGCCATCTTTTGACGTTCGAGTTCCTTGTCACGCCCACTCAGGCTGTTGTACAGCCCAGCGGTGGCGAAGTTGGCAGCGTTCTGTAGGAAGTTCTCGAAAGCCATAATGTTAGTACATCAGAGATCTTCCCGCGCTACGTCCACGAATCACCCTCATTGCCGCTGCAAGAATCTCATCGGGGTCATAGTTGATATCTTGAGAGTATCCAGGAGCAAGCAGTTCCGCGGCCCTGCGAGGTGCGATCGGAACTTCCGTTGGCATCTTAAACGGTATTACGCGCCCAGGATTACGCACCGGAGTGGTAGTATTTGGGAGTTCTGTAATATCAAGATTAGGTTTAGGGATAGAAACGACTGGTCTCGGCCTAACAATGGTAGGCAAATTAGGTGTATTAGTAATTCCTATCGGGTATATTGGAACCTCTTCTCGAGAAGGTAACGCAGGAAGAGGCGTTTGACCTGCAAGCATTTGCTCAACCTCTTCTGGAGTAAAATATTTTACAGACTCATCTTCTTTAGGAGGAGCAGGTTTATCGGGCTTTCGGATATAACGATCAACATACTTCCATTGATCGTAGTCCATAACAGGATCCAGCATTCCAGGAGGAATAGAAGGAAGTCCCAACCTTGGTGGGTTTGGAAGAACTCTCGGTTCTACAAAGTCAGGGTTTGGAACAACTTCAATAGGTAACCCAGTGTTTGGGTCCATTATTGTTGTTGCACTTGTGCTTAATTGTTCTGCTACAGGATTTAACTGTTCTTGATTTAAAGCCTGAGGATTACTCAAATCTGGATGCAAGTAATAGCTCATCGGATCCACAGGAGGTTGAGCGTATTCTGATGCCGTTACAGGCCCAAACTTGCTGGCTGGAGATACTTGAACAGCCGCAGGAGCGGCCATCGGTGTAAAATCTAGAGCAGAAGGTTCCTGATATGAACCGGGTGTAAATTCAACGGGAGCTTGAAGGTTCTCCAGAGCCATTAGGTACCTCTCAAACGGTGATATTTCTAAGCGTTGAGAGGGCGGAGCAGCCTCGTCTTCAAATGGAGGCTTTGATCCTGTGACATTGTATCTTTGCTCGGTTAAAGGATCGAGCGGAGTTCCAATGTTATTGAAAAACTCAAACGAATTTGGAATCTCGTTCGCCATAGTTTAAGCCTTTGGGACCAAGCTGTTGATACGAGATATCATCCAGTTGGCCACAAGCTTCTTGACCTTCGGCTTGTTCTTGAGCCACTTCGCGAACTTCTCGGCATTGCTGTCGTAGAAGCTCTTGAACCACTTCGGTCCAACGAGTTCCTTCCAGAAGTAGAACGCCTCCCACTGATCCGGAATACACTCGCGAGCAACATGGCAGGCTATAGCAGCACTTCCAAGCGATCCAATCGCGCTTGTAACACCCTTAAGAATGGCCAACGGAGATCCAGCTTGAGAGGCTTGAAACTGATTCTGAGCATTCTGAAGAGCGAAGCTGGATCCAGTCTGGAGCAACTGACCTGGGCCGGCTTGCTGCATACCTTGGATGTATTGAGGCGGAGCAAACGGAGACGCACCCTGCTGGAGGTTACCAAGCTGGGCGGCTTGAGAAACAATCGGCTGGAGTCCCAGAGCGGACTGGATATTCGCAATGTTCTGCTGCTGGGTACCCTGACGTTGCTGTTGCGAAGCCATCTGGCCCGCAAAGCTTTGCTGCATTGCGGTGTTTCGCTGGCCGGTGGCTGCGAGGATGTTCTGGAAGGCTTCTTGAGCTTGACGATTGGCGACATCGCTGCTGGTCTGACCGCTCTGAAGCAGCCCGAGAGCTTGCTGCCGGCGTTGGACATCGGCGTTGGAGATGGCCTCGTTTACGGCGCGGGCTTCGCGGAATGCCGAAAGATTGCCAAGGAGATTGCCAGTGGAAGTTCCGCGGGCGCGAGCAGCTTGCTCCGCACCTCGGATCATAGCTGGATCAAGCGTACCGGCTTGAGCAAGACCAGAACTGATCTGCCGCTCAAGATTGCTACGGATTCTTACAGCCTCACCAGTGTCTTGAGGACCACCCGGCATGCCTACGCGCTCGTAGGAAGGGGACTCAATCGTGTCTTCGGGAATCTGATTGTTTCCAGACTTAAGATCCTGAAGGAAATTTTCATAAAGAGCGTAACGAGTAGGATCAACTTCTTGAAGCTCGGACCTTCTTTGAGCAGCAAATTGACGACCATACTTTTGAGCTACAGCAAGTTGAGCCGCAGCCTGTGGATCAGCCAACTCATTGGATACTTGAGCAATTTGTCGGGTTAGATCTACATCTCCCTGACCGGAGAAATCGTATTCACGAATTTGAGTTTTACCGGTTTTGGGGTCAATGCGAGGATTCCCATCCTTATCGAGCATGACATACGATCCTTTTGTTCCAAGTCGAGAAGCTGACTCCAGCTCTCGAATGATAGGGAAAGTCTCCGCTTGGGCATAAACTGCCTCGCGGTTTGCCGCTGCCATGTCTGGTGCTTTATATGATCCGCCCATAAGAAATCCTCTTGTTCATCAGTAGTTTGAAGTACCTATCGAAATCGTACAAACGGGAAATGCCCTTTCTAAAACCACCCAGCTTGGTGACGTTTTTAGAGCATAACCGCATCATTGCCATCCAAAGAGTTTGAACCGCATACGGCTCGGTACCAATAGCGATCTCGATCCACGCGATATGGCCATCAGGGAAGTTGTTGTTGAGATCCTCGGACTCCTCAATGGAGTTCAGGAATCGAACAGCTCCTACACCGACACACTTTCCTTCATCGTTTTTCACAATGCCAAACAGTTTCTTGGAACTAAAGATCCCGATCCAGTTGAGGATCTGGTCATCGTTCCATGTGGAACAAGTTGGCCAATGCTCTCGCAGTAGCTTTGCCGCTTCAATGTTTGTTGGATGAACGCTCATTGTTGAGGGCGCACAGAGTCTACGAAGCCAGAGAGAATGGTGGATTGCAGAGACAAGCGACCAGCGTCTGTGGTTACCTTGAATTGCAAAGTATTCCAGCGACCTTGGCTGATTAGGTTGTAAGCCTTCAGGAACTTCTGGCTTGAGGTGATCGCAAGCGCGGAATCGAGAGTTACGAATGTGTCCGACATATTCTTGGCCAACGACACTGCGGCGGTCGTGGTCGATGTGGTGTACGGATTATCGAAAGCAAACTGTACGCTGTACCCGATCTTGTCGGCGATAGGCTCGCTGAGGTTGTAAGCCTTGGTGATCACCGTGGATTGATAATCTGCACCGCCATCGGTGTATGCGGAGCTTGAGACGGGATCCAGCCGGCTGTTTGCGAGGTAATCGTTGAATGACCAGACCTGGCCTGCTCCCGCTGACACCGAGACGATGTCGCCCGCAAACATGAGTACGGGTCCAAATGTTGAGAACGAGGTTGGGATGAAGTCGTTAACGATCCAGTTGTCCCAATATCCAAGCCACGAGCGGGCCAGTGAGTGGTAGACTATGACCGCGTTGTTCTCGTTGAGTGCGCCTTCGAGCGCGATATCGACGCTGTTCTCGGTCAGTAGCGCGTACTCGCTTTCGAGTCCAAGAATTGCTGGCTCCTCGGTAACGAACGGAACGGCCAATAGATAACGGTTGTTCCAGAATACACCGTCGCAGAGATCAAGCTTAGTCTTGTTGATCCTGCTGATGAGGTCATTGATTGGGCTGGAGAGCGCGAGACCTACGCTGGTCTGTGTACCGGCTTGAATCTGCTGGAGGGAGCGGATGCCGTCGCGGGACATGAAGAATACATCGGGACCAACCGCGGCGATTGAGCGGTGCGATGAGCATCCGATATTACCGCTGATGAGTGATATGGTCCAATCGGCAGCATCCTGCGTAGGATCGGCATTTACGCTCCAAATAGAGCGTTCCTTGAAGACGATGAGTTGATAGCCAAACCAAGAGTAGAGTCCCTTAATGGGATCGCCATCGCCACCGATACGGATGGAGCCGAGAGGATCCCAAGATTCGCCATCGAGGATATCCGAGAAGTAGAGAGTATCGGGCTGGATCGATGTATCCGCGGAAATTGCGAACAACCGATTGGTATGGGTGGTGAGAAAGATCGGCTTGGCAGGAGGCGTGAGCGAAACAAAGGCGACCGCGTGAGATGAAGCAGCCGGAGAAATAGTAATCGCTGGAGCGGTCGTATAGCCGCTGCCAGGATTGGTGATCGTTATGAAAACGAGGTTACCGTCATTGGAAACAACAGCGGTTGCGGTTGCGGTTACGCCGCTGGGAGGTGCTGCAACGGTTATCGTTGGAATGGATGAATGGTTCGATCCTTGATTGATGACATCGATGCGGCTGATTTTGCCGGCTGTGGTCGAGCTATCGAGGTTCGCGCTGGAAACGTACTTCAGCGTTCCCAAACCGTCCGAATAGAACAGCTTGTCATTTAATTGAGCAAAATAGACGTAGGAAGCGGAAGCGTTGAGCGTTGATCCCGAAATCAGGTTATAGGAAACGCCGGGTGATCCGTAGTAGAGGCTTTTGGTGGAGGTGCTATTGTCATTAACAGCGATAACGAGGCGTTCGGATGCGGCTGTATCGAAGTAGAAACCGGACAATACCGTGGCATTGGTTGGGAGATTGCTTCCGAAGTTGGAAGTTGTTGACTCCCAGTTCGTGATGACGTCCTCCCAGTTGGCAGTGATGCTGTTGCCGGCCAGTGAAACGGTTCCGAGACGGGTGACGATGTTGCCGAAATCGTCATAGTCCATGTTGATGGCCGATTCCATGCTGGTCGCAGGGATGCCATCGGGACGAGTGGCTGAAATTACGCCGGTCGAAAACCCAGTGCTTCCATCCAGAAGCATCTGGTCATCGAGAGCATCTGAGGATTGGAATGGCATGGCGGATTACAGGATGTCTTGGAACGTGTAATCGTACAAGCTATCTGGGATGATGCGGCTAATCTGCTGTTGTTGGCCGCGTTCCATGTCCTTCATAATGGTGACTTGAGCGGCTCCCTCTTGGAACTTGGCTTGGGCTTTACCGTACTGACGGCTGTATTCGAGGAGATCGCCTTCGGTGTAGGCCATTAGAGCGTTCTCTACGCCTCGTAGCTCAAAGTTGGTATCGTTGGAGATGGTTGTGGCCTCACCGAACTGCCGCATCTGGGACTGTTTCTTGGCGAGGATGAACAGGGTGCCATCGGCATTGGGCGTGGGAACGAGTTTGATGCGGGGAACACCGGCCTCGCCATAAGCTCCTCCAATGAGCCGGGTCCAGTTAACAAAGTTGCCGGGGGTGGCTTTGCGGCTATCGACGTTGTTCCAGGTGTTGGGATCGAGCTGGAAGAACGAGACCCATTCCGCGGCGGGGACTTCGATACCATCGGTATCTCCGGTGACGGTGAAACGAATGGCGACGGGGAAGTCGATGAATGTATTGTACCCGGTACCTGAAGCGTAAGCTGAAGTGACGTAATCGGAAAGGGTGACAATCTCAGTGCCGGCGGTGACCGGATGAGAGATAATGCCGAGGGTATCGTTCCACAGGCAGGAATCCCAGATCATCGAATAGCGGCGGATACAGAACTTCTTGGCCAACGCGATGGTGGCCGAGTCTGTGAACGACAGCTTATCGCAAGCCGCCTGAGCCGCTTCGGAGGGTTTCATTATAAATACTCCTGAAGTGTCATTGAGGAAGACGTTGAAACTAACAAATCGTTTACCGCATAATTAAGATACAGATTCTGCTGACTTGTTGGGCCGTAATTAAACAACTTGTATGTTGTAGCAGAAGTTGTATTTGGAGAATCTAAAAACTGAATCGTTTTATTACTAATTGTCGGAAGATCATCGTCTTCGTATGATCCGCTTGATATGCCTTTTGTGTTAGCTCCAGTGGATGTTCCTAGTTCGGTTGATCCCCTTGTTAACCTGAAAAGAATGAATTGAGATCCGTTTGTAATTGCTGAATAGTTTATTACAACAGTTACAAGTATTCTTGAAGAAGCACTTGTTGGAGTTATTGATGTGGTAAGTACCGTTATTTCCTGACCAGGAGCAGTCGCTGATCCTCCGTATACTTGCCTTGTGGTATCAACAGTTTGAACGCATTTAGCTATTTGTCCAAACGAACTCGCAGTAACAACCTTAACCTTGCTGGAATCGCTCGCATCAGTGATCAGCACCTTGTCGGCTGCAAGATCAACCGTGACTGTTGAAATATTTGGAGTCGTGATGTTGTCCGAGTTCAGCGTCAGCGTGTCAGTGCCAGCATTTCCAAGTGTGGTGTTTCCATTGGCTGCAAGATCACCGGTCAGCGTGGTATTGCCAGTGACTCCAAGAGTCGTTCCAACCGTAGCAGCACCCGTGACTCCAACGCTGGCCAACGTAGTGGCTCCGGTTACGCCAAGAGTCGTTCCAACCGTAGCGGCTCCGGTCACGCCAACGCTTGCCAAGGTGCTTGCTCCCGTGACCCCGAGGGTACCGGTAACAGCGGTATTGCCGGTTAGAGTGGAGGTTCCAGTGACTGCAAGGTTACCTGGGACCGTGAGGTTGCCAGTGAGCGTAGTTGCTCCGGTGACATTGAGCGCACCGCCTATGGTCGCTGCACCGCTCGTAGCGAGGCTTGAGAGGCTGGTAGCCCCGGTCACACCAAGAGTGCCCGCAACAGCCGTGTTGCCGCTTGCAGAGGCCACTGTGAGCTTGTTAGTGGCTACGCTAAAATCTCCTGTCGCATTGACTGCGGCGTTGGAGATCTGGAGTGCGGAATCATTACCGCTGCCGTCGCTGATGGTTTTGAGCGTTGCGCTTACTGTGGAGTTGTCGGAGTTCTTGAGTAGGCCAGTGTAAGTCGATGCGACGCTACTTCCTGTAAGTGGTGTTCCCATATCAGTTCTTCGGTAAAACGTACCAACCAGCCGGCAGAGTGACGGTGGACGGCCCCACCAGCTTCTTATCTTTGTCGAATCCGTAGACGCTGGCCTTGGTAGGCTTGGCCAGCATCACCGGATCACCGCTTGGCACTAGGACCACTCGCGTCATCTGACAGCCCAGGCAGATCGGCAACACGGCCAGCCAGATCATTCTTGAGATCATCAGGTGCTTTACCATGTTGCACATCGGTGGGTGGTGTTTCGCGGAACCAATCGAGCAAGGCCTTAAGGATCTGGTAGACCCAGTTCACGGCTTAGTGACTTCGGCTTCCTTGGCATCCTTGGCCCAGATCAAACCAATGCCAGCCGTGACGGCAGCAATTGTCGCAGCGATATCCAGATTGGTTGTCGGATCGCCATCAAAGACAGCCCGTAAGGCACCGCCAACAGCAATAAGGATAGCACCAACACCGGCGAGAGTTGTTTTCGTGTTTTTCATTTTGAGCGGAATAATCGATATGCGCCGTAAATAGCGCACAGTAAGCCAATCACGGCGGTGATAAGTCGAACGATGTCGGTGAGCCATGGGATGAATGAAACAGCGGTGGCCGCTGCTGCTCCTCCCATGGAGACAATCATCTGATTTGTGTCACCGCCGTGATTGGATGTGTCCATTTACTCGGGCTTGTTTTGGGCTGCTGCAATGATGATGTCGGCCAAAGGAACGGCCACCTTCGCGTTCTGGATACCGCCGGCTTTCACGGCGATATCAATGAGCTGAAGGAGGCTGTTGGCTTGTTCTGTAGTGAGTTCGATCTTGATCATGCGGCGGAAGCATCGGCCACAACCTCAGGCTCGGCAACAACAACCGGAGGAGGCACCGGCACCCACGGCAGCGGCAAAGCAACCACGGGCGGGTCGATCTGATTCTGGATCTGGAGCGAGACGTTGGCTTCGATGGCCGCTTGATCGACTCCGTTGGCGTAGCACCAGTCCAGCACCTGCTGCTCGGTGAGCTGGTCGTACGGAGTGAACGAGCCACTCGGCGGTTGGAATGAGCAGCTACCGTAGCAGGTGCCGCTGTAGGTTTCGTCAGTGCCGTTGCACCGCCAGTCGGCATTGATTACGACATCGGTGTAGGAGCCTTCAACGGGCTTTACGAGGAGGCGTTCGATGAGCCAAGAGAGGGTCATATTGGTATTGGTTAGGCTGCGGCTATGGTGGTGATAGTGCCAGACGATCCACGGAACTTTAGTGCACCGGATTCAACGTAGAGTTGACCGCCGGTGACGTTTGCGGTCGGAGCGGTTCCGTTGGCAATCTGGATGGTTTTAGCAGCGGTGGTTCCGGCGGTGGTAAGACCCACCAACAAATTCCCACTCGCATCCAGCGTCATCTTGGCCGTCGCGAAGTCGGTGATAGTAGCGTTAACAGCTCCCGAAGCAGCAGTGAACCAACTATGTGTGCCGCTGATTAACTGATACAATAAAGCGGCACTGGCGTTTTTGTACTTCCAATCCGTTCCGTTAAAGAATCCGTTATTAACTATTGATAGTGTACCTGAAGATGACACAGCAGCAGCACTGCCTCCAGTGTTCAAATCAATAACGCTTGTGCCAGAACCCCACGCACTCGGCGTAACTCCGATGCCGAGGTTGCCGGAGGAGTTCACACGATAACGCTCAGTGCCACCTGTTGTGACAGCAAACGTGTCGGCAGCAGGATAGTAGATTCCGGTGTTAGTGTCTCCGGTCGTTGTAAGAGCAGGAAGCAGCGCAGTGCCAGCAGCAAACGTAGACACACCAGTCACACCCAGCGTCGTCCCCACCGTAGCCGCGCCGGTGATGCTGGCGGAGGCGAGAGTGGCGGTGCCGGATGCTCCGAGGATGTTGTTTACGCTGATCTTCTTCGTAGTGCCACTTGCCGCCATCGAGGTATCGCTGACATCAACGATAGGGATAACGTCATTAGCCGGATCAGCGGCGGTCAACGCCGTCAGTGCTGTAATCTTTGTGTCTGCCATATCAGTAAACTGTTAGAATGAATTTGTCGGATGCTTCGGTTAAAATGAGATCTGTGCCTTGCTCAGTAGCCATTCGATCGTAGGTGCCAAAAGACAACACGATCTTTCCAGTGCCATCCTCTTGTAAGACGAAGAACTCGTCTTCCTGCAAAAGATCCCGGCGCATGATCGGCGGATCAACGGGCGTGACGTTTCCGCCAGACCCGCTTGAAGCCAATCGTGTTCCGAGAGCGAGAGTCACAGGTTTAAGAGCTAATCACTCCGTTGAATGCGACTACCTGACCACTCGAAATCTCAAAGCTTGTAATCGGCCCAGGAAGCGTGATGCCAGCGGGGATAGCCACTGTGGACCAAGAGCCGCTGATACCATTTCCGGTGATCGAAGTGAAAGTGGTGACGGCAATCGTGGTGATCGCAACGAACGGGCCAGTGGTCAACCCGGTGGAGGCCACGAGCTGGAAGCCCCCATTGCCCATCGAATACTCGGTTGCTAGATTAGATTCTATGCTCATATGTCCCAGATCTTGCGAATTTGATTCTTGCTGAAAGTGCTTTCAAAGCGGGTTCCCTGCCGGTCTTCCATCCGGCTAAAGCCCTGCTTTACCTTGTCCTTGAGTTCGGCTTCGCGAGCGCAACCGGTAACCCCGAAGCGGGCCACCGGCTGTCTCGTCCAGCGTTCACCCTTGATAACAAGAGAGTCGGTTCCCATAGGAGCGATTTGCTCCACGGACTTGCCTTTGTTCTCGAAGGTGTAGATGGGCATGTTAGGACTCCATTTCGCTGTCGTACTCAGCAACCATGTTACGCATGCCTTTTTCGTCCATGGGGCCTTCCTTTTCCATACCCTTATCCTCGTACTCAGCGGGCATGCCGTTCACGCTTTTGATCTCAACGTAAGCCTCACCGTTTTCGAGCTTCTTGAGAACGCCCCGAACTTCCTGTAGGACAATTTCATCACCAACCTCGGGAGAAGCCTGTTGGCCATCTTCCGTATCAGTGGAAAGAGCCTCGACTGGAATCGCAATCATTGGCGCATTGTTGTCAGCCTCATCACATCCGCAAGCGGAATGAGAAGGGGCACCACCGATTTCTCGATGATGCCCCTTTGGGCCGACGGCAATCACCATGATGGTGGCCGTCTTAGGTCTCATATTACAGCGTGGTAGAGGTCTTAGTACGATGCACCAAGTACCAAGTAGGATTGGCAGTGGAGCCGGTGTTACCAGCGGCCAAACGCAGAGCGGCGAAGTACAGCTTCACACCAACGGTGACGAGCTGGTTCAACGGATCGCTCTTGTCGGGGGTATCGGTGATCACAACCTTCGGGGACAACGGATCATCACCGGTCAAAGCAGGGATACCAAAGGACTCGTTACCGAAGAAGAACGAGGCGATGATGTCCTTGCTGACCGCCAGACCGCCACCCGCGGCGGAAGCCTGATAGATGAACTCGTCAGCCGCAGTACCGGAGCCAGTGCTGACAAATGAGTTAGTCTGAGTGACAACGCGGCAACCGTAGATGGAACCCACCTCGCCCTTGTAGAACGGGGTACCCTTGTTGCCGTAGTTAGAAGCGTTCAACCAATCGGCATCGCGCATCAAATCACGAGTAACACGAGGATCGGTCGCAAGGACGTAGCCGCCATTGATCATCGGAGCGCGGTTACGCTTCAGGCGGGTCATGGAATCAAGGACAGCCGAAGCGGTCATCGTGGCATCAGCAGCGGTAGTCGCGCTGTTCAAACCCGAGAACGTCTGAGTGGTCAACGTAGCGGGGTTTCCGTACACCTTAATACCGCCGGAAGAAGCGGCAGTGTTACAAGCATCCGAGTTATCGAACGTACCACCACCCTCAGCGGCGGAACCGATAGATGAACCACTGGCGGTGAGGTTGGAGCCAACCAGGGTGTTACGGATAACCGAGTCAACCCAGAGAGCCATATCCAGACCGGAGGTCTTGGTGGCCTGCTGGAGCGAGTTGAACAGGTCCGTAGCGCGGAGGATGTCGGTCAATCCGATTACCTGACCGTACTGAGCGAGCGACTTGCTGAGGCTGTTGAGAACAAGAGAACGGTAGCTACCGGAGCTGATAGGAGTACCTTCAGAACTGATGGCCTGGACACCAGCGACGCTCGGCGCACCGAAGCGGAACATCGTGATGGCCTTGTTACCATTGTTCTTGGGAATCGGAGCCTTCATGGAGAACTGATCAAGAATCGTCTCCTGTTGGACGATTGAGAGCAGCTCCTTGCTGAAGAAGTTCTGGAACTGACTGGTAAGTGTGGTTGAAGTAGTAATGCCTGCCATATTTTAGTTGTGGTTGTGCTATTGGTTGCTTTCCCGGTCGAACTCTCTTGTCGCCCTCATAAGGGCCTCCCTTTGCTCCTTCTGGGATAGCTTGGAAAAATCCTTTTCCTCTGCTTTGAGTTGTCCTGCCGGAACGCTTTTACCAATGGCGGTCTTCTGCTGGAGCTTATTGAGCTGTTCTTTCAGAGCTTTATTCTCGGCTTCTACAGACTGATATCGACCCGCAGTATCTTGGAGCTTCATCAATTCTACCGCATGGGCCAACCCATTTGGCAGCGTTGTTAAAATCGGAATGCGCTGCAACAACTCAACCGTTCGCTTGTACTCGTTACTGGACTGATCCTTCAGCCAAGTCTCCTTCTCGGACAACTTGTTGAAATTATCTGCCCAAGTCTTTGTAAAGCGTTCCTGCTGAACCTGCTGCTGCCTCACACTCACGCTTTTACGGACGCCATCAGCCTTAGCTCGCGCTGCCTTGGCCAACTGAGAGTCACCATCCGCATCGAATTCCTTGGCCGCAGCCTCGTAATCCTCCGCAGTGTAACCCTTCTCGTCCCGAAAAGAATTGGTATCGGCAACACTGGATTGCTCCCGTTGCTTGCTCCATTCCTCCCGTTCACGCCTCACCGCCTCGCGCTCAGCCCTGATGGCCTCCTTCTCAGCGTTGATTTGTTCCCAGGTCTTGGTCTTTCGATTCTGATCCTGGGCGAATTTGCTCTTCTGATCCTTCGGCTTCTCCTCCTTCTGCTTGGCCTTTGAATCGTTCTCTGACTTGCTGCTCGTGCCTACATCCTCTTGCTCGCCACCATCAACCTCTTTACTGGCACTCCTCTCATTGGAGGAATCTTGCTCAACCGAAGCTGACTCGTTTTTATTTTGAGTCTGCTCCCGTGGTTGGCTGTCGATATCGACACCAGCATCGTGATCATTGGCCAAAGCGAGCATCGCATCGGCACTCATTGTTTCATCTGACATATTGTGCTTATATTCGTTTGCTGGTCCGCACAGACGCAGCAACCGCAACTTTGATCCTATGTGTTCGTGGCAGAATCTGGATCATCTTCCTGCCCCGTAATTGATTCCTGATCGGCCATCATCTCGATGACCTTCACAAGACTGGCCTGACCCATTGCAAATCCAGAGGAATATTGCAAATGGTTTCTGTCCGTTATAGCAGAAGCGTTCTGCATAAGAACAGTATTCAGGAGAGCGTCC